TCGCTCATACAATCCCCATCGTGCGGGGCAGCCGGTGCGGGTCGAGGATGCGCCTGGCCTCGACAGGCATGGCGGTCGCGTCGCGTAGCGGGACGTTGGTCTGTCCCTTGCTTTGCGAGCTTTTCCCCTGGACTTCGCGCAAGTCCCAGAGGTGACGGACTACGATACGGCAGGCGTGCTGTAGCCAGTCGGGCACAGTGGAATAGCCGCCGGAGTATGCCACCTTGATAGCACGGTATCCGATGCTCCAAGACCCGTGCTGCGCGTCCCAGTCCAGAAGGAGCAGCCCATTCGGGCCGTCCTCCAGGGTGTAGTCACCGCTTGCAACGAGGTCGGATGCCGCATAGGAGCGGTCTGGAGAGTCGTAGACGCTGCTGATGCTGTTGACCGGCAGGATCTCAAGCCGAAGCTCGACACCCCCCGGCCCGTCCATGTAGCGGGTGTAGCTTGTCGCCTCCGCCGTGGGTTGGGCTCCCGCCGTTGCCGACGGGTAGCCCAGGTAGGTCGCGATCATCGCCCCCGCTACACTGATCAGCTCCGTCAACAGCGCATCGTCCCCCGAGCCCGAAAGGCCCGTTATCTGTTGCTTTGCTTCCGTCGTTGTGATCAGGGCCAAGGGGAGTCCTCCAGGGGCGACGTATCGCGCGGTGCATCAGACGACGTTGCGGAGCCGCTTGGCGACGGCAACCAGTTGGTTGTTGTAGGCGGGGCCGGTGCCTGCCTTGGCCACCTGCACCCGCATCGTAGCACCGGCACCCATTTCGAGCTGCTTGGTGGTGCCGGAGAGGGTCATCGCAAGCACCGTGCCCGCAGTCAGAGCGGAACCGCCGCTGCTGTTGGTCGTGTGCGTTGCGACGGTGGTGCCGCCGATACTGACGGTGGTGGTGATGTAGTTGGCGGCGTGCGTGGACACCGAGGTCTTCGGCATCAGGTCGATGTCGGTCACGACCACGGCTTCGCCGGTGGGGTTGTGCAGATACACGTCGTCCGTGGCATCAGTGCCGCTGACCACGACGGAAGGCAGGATGAAACTGTCAATCATAGGGGCCTCATGTGGAAGGGAAGGGAAGGGAGAGAGCCGGGCGCCTTCGCAAGCGCCCGGCTATTCGGCTCACAGCCAGTTGTAGCCGTAGCGCACAACCGAGGAAGAAGCGCCCGAAAGCGTCTTGAAGGTACGGCGCAGGGTGGCCACGAGGTTGTACGCGCCAACGGTGATGTCCTTGTCCACTTCCACCATCGCAGTGCGGCGCTGGTAGTGGGCGAACTCTTCGCGGGACACCGCCAGAACGCCGGATTTCGCGCCGCTGCCGGTGTACAGTCCGCTCGCGGCAAGGTCCGCCGACAGCCAGCGGGTCATGACCACAGGCACGCCGGAGATAGCGGCGAGCTGCCCGTTCAGCAGGGTGGCGCCGGGCCCGAGCTTGTCCACGGTGAGCACGTTGGAATCCGTCAGCATCTTCTTGAAGAATACTTCAGGAGATACCAGGATAATGGCGTTCATGTTGCCACGCTCGCCAAGCCCGCCCAACAACTCCTCCATGACCTTGGCGACGGTCTGGCCGCTGCCCTGGTCCACGGTCAGGGTGCGATCGGCAGCCAGCGCGCGCAGCCCGAGGAAGGCCCGGCGATGGTCAGCGGAGCCACCGAGGCCGGTGCCGCCCCAACGGCTGCGGATATTCCAGCTTGCCACGGCATCCTGATGGCTGGCGGTGGTGTCACCGTTGACCATGCAGTCCTCGTAGGCGTCCCGGATAGCGCGCGCCAAACGCCGCTGAATCTCCGGCAACAGCGGGATGATGCTGTCCTCGGTCGCGGCGTCGTCCAGCAGCACCCGCGCAGCCAGGCCCACGGGGTCGATCGTGGTGTTGCTGGTGGTGGGGGTGGAGGCGGTGTATTTCGCCGGATCATCGCTGGACACCTTGCCCTTGATGTAGGGTCGGATGGTGTCGCTGATGCCGGGGATCACGATGGGGCCGGGAACGTCCACCACCTCAAACAGAGCGTCGATACCGGCCGGGGTGTAGTACTCCTCATAGAGCCGCTGGGACCAAGTATCAGGAATCCACTCCGCGCCGCTGCCTGCGGTGTCCGAAATGGACTTTTCAACCGCCCCGCGAATGGCCTGGGGGGCCTTGGCGACGTGGTTGAGGATCCGCTGGTCCAGGGTGGGGGTGGCGGCGCTGCCGTTGCCACGGGAGAGCAGACGGCGGGCGAAGTGGCGGCCCGCACCGAGGCGGAGAAGTTCCAGGTGCCAGTCGTTGACGGGGGCGCTGTCGAAAAGGCCATCGGCCTCGACTTCCACAGACCGGCCCGCGAAGTTGCGGCGCACAACGCCAGACTTCATGACGACCGAGCCGTCGTTGTTGAGGAACTTGCTCACACTTTCCCCGGTGGGGGCGGCGTCGCGGGCGTTCTGGATCTGCCGCTCGGCAAGGCCCTGAAACTTGACGGTCAGGTCGTCAATCGCGCGCTGCTGTGCGGCCTGGTTGTTCTGTACTTGGGGGAGTTTCGCCTTGGCTTCCTTGGCGAACTCGATAAGCTGCTCTGCGTCCATTTTAGGACTCCTTACTTACGAGAGAGAAAGTCAGCGACGGACAACCCGGCGGTGACAGGTGCAGGGGACGGGGCGACATCCACCAGCCCCGCGAGTACGCGGGCGGTGATCTGGTCGGACAGGCGACGCTCAAGGGCTGCGAGGTCAAGTCCGGGCAGCGCAGAGCGTTGGGCAAGGGCTTCGGGGTTGGCGGGGATGGCCACTACAGACACCTCCAGCAACTCGTTGTCGTGATGAATGTAGCAGTAGGAATCTGGCGAATAACGCGGGTCTTCCGGCTGCAAGGTGTTTCGCGCCACCGACCGACCGGGACGGAAGCCGACCGAGACGGCGGACAGAATCCCGGCCTCGACATCGGCGCGGGTCTGCTGCGCACGGGGCGACGTGCCCCACTGCATGATTTCCAGGTGCAAGGCTGCTTTGCCGCTGCCATCGTCGGACAGGAAGGCACGGCCCCGCGCCACGGTGGCGGCGGTGCTGTAGTCGTGATCCACCTGGACGACGGGGTTACTGTTGTATCCCTCAAGTCGCCAGGACTGGTCCACCACGTCGTTGTAGCGGTCTACCGCATCGGTGGAGGCGATGAAGACCACGCTCTTTTTGGGCTTGCCTTCGTCGTCCATGCCGTCAGCCTTGACGATACAGCGGAAGTTTTTCCTCACGATTTCAATCATCGGACACCTTGGGAAGAACGGTGCAACGGCAGTTTACTACCAAAGCAGCGTGGTCAAAATCACCGGGGCCGCTTGCCTTCCGGCCTGCGAACTCCCCGCTCTCAATCATAAACGTGCCGCCAAGGGGCACCACCTGCCCGTCAAGCTGGCGATGTTCCTCTCGCACTTCGCCATCGCGGGCGGACAACCACTCTTTTTGGATGGTCAACCCGCTGTCACCAGCTACGGTCTGCCATGCGTACTGCGAGCCTGCGTTGACGCTGCGGGTCGTCTCGGTGCGGGCCACGCGAAGCGCGCGCGCCGCTGAGAAGCCGACAGCCGACTGAATCCGCGCCTGCATATCGGCGATGGGCAGGCCCTCTGTGATTCCTGCGGCTACAATCTCGGCTACGGCGTCGATGGTGGTGGCGTTGACGCGCTGGACCATGACACCCAGCATTTGGTTGGCCACAGGGTCAACGCGATCCGCGTTCAGGTTTGCCCCCACCTGCGCGGCGCCAAAGCGGAAGGCGGACCGGACGCCGCGCCGGTAGGCATCGGCGGTGATGGTCCGTAGCATGTCCTGGACGGACGCCGGGAACAGCGCGTCAAGGATAGGCCCCAGCAGGTCCAGAATATCGCGCCGCACCACTTCCGGCGGCAAGGCGGCTACACGGCGGGCATAGGCTTCGCGCATCGGGACAAGAGCATCCCACAGCGCTACGAGGTTGTCGGAGACTGACCGCTGCTGCTGTGCCAGCGCAAGCCGCGTAGCGCGCGCAAGGCTCACCTCTGCCGGGCTCTGCACCTCGGACAGCCAGCCGCGCCACAGGGCTCCACGGGCAGCCTCACGCTCGTCTGCCGGGGTTGCGGCCTTGAGCTGGTCTACCAGGGACTTGATGCGCTCCCATCCGAGCTGACCGACCACACCCCACTTGAGCCAAGCGACCACGCCGCCGATGTTGGAAAGCGTAGGGTCTTCCTGGTCATCGCCGATAAAGGCGTCCCCATCTTCGTAGTGTCGCGCGCCCCATGCTTCCCGCTCTTTGAGCCAGGCCAGCACACCCTCGGAGCGGTCGCCGTCCTGATACTTTGTCCAGTACTCGAAAGCCTCGTTGCCCCGGATATTCCCGCCTGCTTCCCAGATTTTCGGCCAGTTGTCGCGAAGGTCAAGCACAAAGGGATAGGGCGGGCGCTCGTACTCGGACTGCTCCAGTCGTGGCTCCTCCTCATCCAGCGCGCGGGTGTCGGGCACCAGGGACAGCTTGGGCGATGCCGCCTCAAGCCAGCGCGCTACCGGCATTCCGACTGCAACAGCGGCGGGCGGCTCCTCCTCCGTCTCCAGATCGTCGTCACTGACCGGAGCGTCGTCAAAGCCCTCATAGGCTGCGGCC